AATAGAGTTAAAAAAATCGGTACAGGCTATATCAGGTGAAGTAATAACAGCCACATATGAATTTGGTGATCCAAAACCATACGATAAAATTGTATTACCAGAAAATAATGTTTTAGATATTATTAGTATTATCGATGATGATGGCAATACGTGGTATGAAACTGATTATTTAGCACAAGATACCGTATTCGAAGACGTTGCAAATATACCATATAATGACCAACAGCTATCTATATATCGCAGTACTACGCCGTATATATTAAAGTTGCGTCGTACGGCGCGCCGATTTGTTACACGTATACGTGAAGATAACCGTACAGAAATACAATTCGGATCTGGAGTAAGTTCGGATGCTGATGAGGAATTAGTTCCTAACCCACGTAATGTAGGTATGGGATTAGAATATCTATCACGTACTACTAATTCAAACATCGATCCTACAAATTTTCTATATACTAGCACCTACGGTCTAGCTCCTAACAACGTCGTATTGACAGTACGTTATTCTATCGGTGGTTCAGTTGGAGATAATGTAGCCGCTAATACGCTTACCAATATTGGTACAGTTACATATAACACATCAACTGAGATATATGGATTAGATTTAACATCGACAAAAGCTACAGTAGCAGTTAATAACCCAATATCAGCAACTGGTGGTAAAGGTAAGGAATCTATAGAGAGTATACGTCAGAATGCCATGGCTAGTTTTGGAGCACAAAATCGCGCTATAACACGTGAAGATTATATTGTGAGATGTTATGCTATGCCAGCTCGATATGGCTCGATAGCCAAAGCATATATTGTAGGAGATCAACAATTAGATTCTGGTGACCGCGAGTATCCGCGTGATGTGATACCAAACCCATATGCATTAAATTTATATACATTATCATATGACGAAAATAAAAACTTTATACCACTTAACGAGGCTACTAAAGAAAATTTACGTACATATCTTTCCAACTATCGAATGTTAACAGATGCTATTAATATAAAAATGGCATATATTATTAACATTGGCATTGAATTTGAAGTTGTACATGTACCTAGTTATAATGGCAACGAAGTATTATTATCTTGTATTAATAAACTAAAACAAATGTTCGATAATGAACGTATGCAAATTAACGGGGGTATTAGTATATCTAACGTTATTAGTGAATTGGATAAATTGCCAGGAGTGCAATCTATATCTAGATTTGAAGTAGTTAATTTATTCGATAAGAATTTAGGATATTCAGGTAATGTATATGATGTAGCAGCTGCTACACGTAACAATATTATTTATCCTAGCCTCGATCCTAGTGTATTTGAAGTAAAATATCCTAATGCGGATATTAAAGGACGCATAGTAAAACCTTAAGGAGTAGTGAATGTATCACTTATATTATCCGGAACGAGATACTACGTTATATGAACGGTATCCGGACAAGAATACGGGTATAGACCAGATATTAGAGCTAGTAAAGATTACGTCTAGTTCATTACGAGCTGTATATCAAAATAATACATACAACACTCGAATACTAATAGATTTTGGTTCACAGATCTCATCTATTACATCAGCTATTAGATCTGGCGAAATCCCACCGATTGGTAAAGCCATAGGTTCCGCATCAGTGTATCTGAATATGCGTGTAGCGAATGCAACAGATTTACCTATTAATTATACATTATATGCATATCCTGTATCCGAGTCATGGACTAATGGCAATGGGTTTGCTGATAGTATACCGACGATTACAAACGGAGCGTCCTGGTATTATCGTAATAGTAGTACACAAGGAGCTTTTTGGAAAACCGGATCAGCACATAGCCGTAACGATTTTTCAGTGGTTAATACAGCTGGTGGCGGTACATGGATAACCGGATCTGGATTCGAAGCTAGTCAGTCATTTGATTATGAACAACCTGATGTACGTATGGATGTAACTGATATTGTTAGACAGTGGGTAAATGGTGTTATACCAAATTATGGGTTTATAGTTAAACATTCTACTACTGATGAGCGTAATGGCGAAATATTAGGTGATCTAAAATTTTATGGATTAGATACACGTACAATATATGTACCTAGGCTAGAAGTTGCATGGAACGATGCAGTGTTAACTGGTACAGGCTCTAGAGCAGAAATTTCCGATGATATTTTTATTCCGTATATAAAAAATATACGTAATGAATATCGTGAAAATGAACGTGCTATATTTCGAGTAGGGGCTCGTCCGGAGTTTCCGACTAAAACATATTCAACTAGCTCAAATTATCTTATCGATTACCGATTACCAACGTCAAGTTATTATAGCATACAAGATGCAGTGACAATGGAAACAATTATTCCATTTGATACTATCGCTACTCAAATATCATGTGATGATAAGGGTAGTTTCTTTAAGCTACGTTTAAATACTTTTCAGCCAGAACGTTATTATAAAATACTTTTAAAAGTTGAGCGTGATGGCGGCAGTGACGTACAGACATTTGCAGAAGGTTTTTATTTTAAGGTGGTTAGATAATGGCTAATAGATTTACAACACGAGATAATAATAAAGAAACTCTCACTCCAGATATTAGTAGTATGTTGCTTAACATACTACGTGCTGAATTTCCTGAAGATCCATTATATGCACAAGGTATATTAAGTCCTGGTACAGCTACATTGTCTAGTAATGGAAAAGTACCGCCAGTAAACAATAAGCAGCTTTCTCTAGTCACGCGTAATGATTATAATATAATTCAAAGTAAATCCGGATCTTCTGATTATGTGGAATATGATATAAACAAATCATATCCTACAATTAATGACCGCGATTTAGATGATTTAATAGACGAAGAATGGGATTTTTTTACACGAGTTAATGCAGCTCGGCCCATTCCACCTACCGGATTATTTTTAATAAACACTGAAATAGAACTTAATCCAGTTGATTTCCATGATGCCTATCTACAGCGCGGGCCAAGTACAATAGCTGAACGATTGGCTGATGGGGAATCTGAAGAACAGATAATTCAGAATACGTTTTGCGTGTATTATATTGAAGGCGGTGTAGCATTACCAATACCAAACTATCAGACACTGGAAGTGATGTTAGTAGAACGTGGTAAAACTTATTCTGATATATCAGAAGCAACTGCCGACCAGGTAGCTCAATTTGATATGTCATTAGATGGAGTATTTCTAGGAGATCGTACAGATGAAAAACCAAATCCAATTGAAGAATTTGAATTTCGTAAAGTTTTAAATCGTAGTACTGAATGGAATTACCAGGTACGATTCGAGAGTGGTTATCGACCAAAAGCTCCATTTTACCGCGATCCGGGAGATTATTTAAAACCATCAAATTATATTGGTACCACAGGTACCAGCGATTTATATATCGATGAAGATCCGCGCGATTTATATTTTGATCAAGTATTTCAGAAACAAACATACCGCGAGAAACTCCGTACTAAGTATGAAGGTAAAATGGTCATTTTAGATTGGCCAATACCATACAACGATTCGCTAGTAAATTCATCTACTAATAATGTACAATCTGATGATTTGGTATTAGGGCTTCGTATGATGATCAATGGTTTTTGGAAACAAATTACCGATGAAGCAGTGGCGCGTACATTTGCTGCATTAAATAATTTTAGCTTAGCTGAATATCAATTAGGTCAAGGCCGGTATGGTGAATTTGGATGGTTAAATTTATTGATTCAGGCTGGAGCTATCGAAGTGTTAAAAAATGATGGATTGGGAAGTCCTATATGGAATGATTTTCCGCATATCGTCGAAGCAGATCGTTTGGATATTGATGAATACCGCGCATATATTGATAACTACAGTAATAGTAGTGATCCATTTAATATTGAATATTTAAAACCGTATGAACCTGAAGGAAGTATTGCATATTATCCGTCTACGCGTTTAGATGCTCTACGGTTACAAGCAGCTGCACAAGCTGAAGTAGATTCTATTAAAGAAGATATAAAAGAATATTGGCCACAAATAGCAGCACAGGTTGCTAATTTAGTAATAATTTTACAAGGACAGCCGGCATCATATGTAGACGAATATGTAGGTAAATTAGGTAAACCTGCAGCTGTACCTACTAACAATGATCTAAAAGGGCCGTTATATAGCATACTAACATCTGTTGATGGGTTTAAATATGTTAAAAGAAAACCTAGTGGGTTAAAAGAAAAAGATACCCGTACTAATTTATTAGAATTATTTGAACGTAATGAACGTATTTCGGGTGGAGCATTTAATAACCCATATGATGCCAATCGCATTATGGGCGGCAGCGGCAATCCATGTGGTGTAGTACATGCACTTGGTACTAATCAATTTCCGATTGGAAATGTCGGCAATGGACAATTACCAAGACGTTCTACTGGTGATAGTAATCGACTAAATGTTTTAATGAACGATCCATTATACATTAAACGAATGGTACGAGCAGCTGTGATACAATATTTAAACAAAGATAGTTATTGGAAAGGGTCTAATACAATAACTCAATTTGCAACAACAGATCCATTATATGAAGACGCAGTCGAGGCAGATAATTTAATCGGTAAACTTAAATCAGATATAATACTAGCTAATGATTTTCTATTAGAAATAGATGATTTGCTATTAGAGGCCGATTCACTAGAAGCATTTCAAGATATTTATAATAGAATACTGGCATTGAAAAGTGATCTAGATAGTTTTAATAACGAGGGTTTGGTATTATGTAACAATACCCGTACTAATATTAATAGTACATTTAAATTATTTTTAGAACGTTTATATAATTCTGTACAGTATTTTAGACAACGAGTACATGACGAGATTGGTAATAAAAGTAAGTTTGGGGTAGAATGGCCACCGTCAGCTCGAGCTATTATAGAACAATATTTACCAGGTAAATCATTTGATAATTATTTACCGACACAGGAATAAGATTACGATATGTCATTAGACCGGTTTACAAATAAAGAGGATATTCTTTCAATCGATGGCCCAGCCCGTGGTATAGTTTGGAATAAAGACGATGTTGAATCGTTAGGTTTAGAGCTAAAAACGGTTACGCCAGAAGGTACGATTGAAGTAGAAGTTCATGTATATACACGTGATGGTGATTATATCAATAGCGTTATAACTCCAAATTTTACCGTACGTGGTACTAAAGTTTATGTAAATTACGGCACAACTTTAGGTAGTTTAGGAATTCGTCGTGGAGAATTTGAAGTTGTTACTAACGTTCACGAAGCTATCATCGGACGTGCTAACAATCGGTTGTTACAAGTAAAACAAATATCTCCAGATCGTAGAGAGATCTTAGCTACAATTGTACCGCCAGTTGACGAAAATATTCCAGATTATGAAACTATAATACCAGATTATCTTCAAGAATATAGTAAAGTTTATGATGCTGATTTAGCTATAAACTTTGGTAAGAATAATATCTGTAAAATCATCAATCATAAAGCTTGGGATTCAGATAACGAACTGGTATTACGTTTATACAATACAGTTCCAGATGATGTATTACTCAATGATACATTTCATATAGTTGAAGAACTAGCTGATCCGTATATTGATAACGTAGAATTAGTATTTGAGTTACCAGAAGAACAGCTTACGTATATTAAAGGTCCTAACTTTGAAATTGATGAAGGTTATGCCACTATAACAGAAACAGAGTTTAAAAGTTGGAATGATCTACTAGATGCCAATCTATCAACATCTCAACAAATTTTAGACCGAATGTTTTCTGGATCATTATCTGGCGTACCGCTTGGTATTGATTATTCGGCATTTGATAATTTTGTATTTTATAGTTCAGCATATGAACGTTTAGCTAATTTCAAATATAAATTAGAATTAATTGAATATTACAATAAACGTATAGTATTACTGGATAATGCATTAGGTTCTGATTCTGGGTCATTAACTAATAACGTTACTATTACACAACAACGTATTGATAATTTATTAGGGTCGTTTGACGGATTTGAGCGATGGTTATATTATGAACCAACTGCTAGTTTAACAACTCATGGTGTTTCTGGTAGTTATTTAGGAGCCGATGGGTATGTAATTACTCCATGGCCAAAATATTTATCTAACGGTGCATATGTAGTATATAGTACTACATCATCGATTGCTAACAATTGGTTTACAGCATCAGCCGCAAATGCAGTTTTATATGATGATTTAAATAACAATGCATTAACCAAAACCATACCAGAACATATACGTATCGATCAAAATAATAGCCAATATGAATTATTTGTTAATATGATTGGCCATCACTTTGATATACTATATTCTTATATCAATGCATTAACACGTGTATATCGTCCTGAAGAACAACCTAAATTAGGTGTTGGTAAAGATACTTTATATGACATTGCTAAGTCTATGGGATGGACCTTGGCTAATGGTAATCAGGCTACAGCTTTATGGAAATATAAATTAGGCGTGGATACTGATGGTAGATATCAAAGTACCGGTAGTTTGTTTAGTAAAGCTAATGAAGAAATTACTACTGAAGTCTGGCGTCGTATTGTTAATAATTTACCATATTTACTCAAAACTAAAGGTACAGAACGTAGCGTTAGAGCTTTAATGTCATGTTACGGTGTACCTAGAACTTTATTAAGCGTTCGTGAATATGGCGGTCCGGTACTGTCAGGTGAAGCTCCCAATCTAATTGAAGATCGTTATAGCTATATGTTAGTAGTCAATAACGATGCAAATCCTGCACTTTTAAATGGTGTCACGGGTATATCGTTTGCTTCACCGACTGGTGGCATAACGCGTGAATTACGATTCCGTGCAGTATCTGGATCGTATGCGGATATGGAATTATTTAGCGGTGATGGACCGACTGTTGAATTAGAATATTTTTCATCTGGATTATATTCTGGTAGTGACCAATATGGCCGGGCCGTTTTAAATGGTACTATCAATACTCCATGGGCACCTATTTTTGATGGTGATATTTGGAATATACGTTGGTGGCGTACGTCTGGCGGTACTGGGTTTATACAAGTACAAAAAGCTAGTGATTATATACGCGGACATATCGCATGGAGTGTATCAGCATCAGGCGCAGTTAGTGCATTTGGTACTAGTACTGGGACAATTGCTAGCGGTTTTACTGGGTATATACAGGAATTCCGTCAATGGAGTGAAATATTAGATCAGGCAACGTTTGATGATCATACACTTAATCCTACTAGTTATGCATCATCGACGTATACCAGTAGTTATACCACATTACAAGTACATTACACGTTAGGTAGTGATGGTAATGCATATGATCATGATGCTAGTTCGATCGTATCATCAAGTCATCCTAATAGATCATATACCAGTCGAAATGGTAATACTACTAGTGCTTTAACGCCTACCGATCCGCAATTGGGTAACTATATAGGTGTTGAAGAAGTTTATTATATACAAGGCGTATCATTAGGCGGTAATTTACCTAGATCGCAAAAAATACGTTTTGAAGATAATACATTGGTTGGTAGATTATCTCCTGTTAATAGCGTAGAAAGATCTCCATCTGATTTAGTTTCTATTGATAGTAATAAATTAGGGTTATTTTATAGCCAAGCTGACCAAGTTAACAAAGATATCTTCAATCAATTTGGGGACGCTGAACTCGATGCGTTTATAGGAGATCCAGACGACGAATTTGAATCGGGTTATGGAGATTTAACATATGCATCTAATCAGTATTGGCAGAAATATACTGACCGTAACGATGTTAATGCATATTTAAGAATATTTAGCCAGTTTGATTTTAGTTTGTTCAATCAGATACGGCAATTGTTACCCGCGCGGGCTAACGCTGCCATGGGTATTTTAATTGAACCACATGCATTAGAACGTGCAAAAGTACTGTTAACGCGTAGACCGCAAGTAGAAAATCCACAATACAATGCAGAAATATTTCAGCCAGAACTACCGGTAACTGCGGAGTATGCATTATATAGCGGAAGTGTTGCGGGATTAGATAATATTATTTCCGCGGAAAGTGTATATCATTCCGGTAGTAGTAATGGATATGAAGAAACAGGAAATACTTGGTTTGCTAGAATTGCCGGTGTTATTAATACTGGTTCAATGGATTATTGTACTATCGAAATTCCGCCATCCGATGAACGGCCGGCATATACTGCATCTATTATAGATGTTATCAGTTATAGTAATAATAATGCTGAATACTTTGATTGGTATGCATTTGGGGGTCCGGTTCCTGGTACAACTTCTTCACCGTCATTAACGCCTTTAGATCCTAGGATAAATGATCTTACTGTTAATCGTGCAATAGCATTTCAAACTCCGGCAGCTGGATATTGGACATATTTCGAAGGTTCACAAGACCAAACAGATACGGTATGTCTCATATTCAGTAATCCATCATATGATATTGATGTGGATATTGATTATAGATTACTTAATACTATATCTACATCGGGTGGAGATTTTGGAATAACTAGTGCCACATTTGCATTACGTATCGGCATAGGTGTTTTAGATAACGATGGGCGGTTAGAATATGTAGGTAATGGCACAACGCGTACTGTTTCATACAGTACTGGTACAAATTCTGTAACAACAGGATCTATACAAAATGTACGTATTCCGTATACAGGTAAACGTACGGCCGTAACACTACAGTATAAATGTTTAACTACAGCAGGTACATCTCCCGGATGTTTAGTATATGATGGAGGTGGAGGAGGTCCTCTCGGAGACTCAACGTTTATTTTAAAAATACGTAACGTATGCCATTCAAGCGAAATGCCAGTTATAGATCAGCCACGGCCAAGTACTATTTATAATAAAATAGTATATTCATATTCTGGTAGTGGTGATCTTAGTTTATCATTGCGAGACCGTAATGCGCAGCATGCATATAGTCAGAGTTTAGGTTTATATTATAAACGAGAAGATGTACCGGCTGCATATTTTGACGATGCGTTAGCACAATATGAAAATTCCAGATATGAAGGTTGTCGTATTAGCTCTCCAGAAATCAATTTACCAACAACGACTGAAAGTGCTACTGCAATTGCCGGAACACCTGTTATTGAAGTGTACGAGACCAATCCTAATCAATTAATATTTACACAAGCTCCAGAATCTCGTACTGGTACTAATAATACTGAACCTGGAAATTTAATAGTTAGATAATTTTATACCGTTCGTATATTTATTTAAAATAAGGATTTAATATGGGTTATCTCAATAATAGTACAATTACAGTCGATGCAATTCTCACTAAAAAGGGTCGCGAACTTTTAGCCCGCGGCCGTGATGAATTTAAAATTACTCAATTTGCACTAGCGGATGACGAAGTGGATTATGATTTATACAATACTGAACATCCATTAGGGACTGCTTATTATGGCGCAGCAATTGAAAATATGCCGTTAATAGAAGCATTACCTGATGAAACTCAGATGATGAAATATAAATTAGTTACATTACCAAAAGGCACGTCTCGTATTCCAGTAGTACGTGTAGCCAGTACAATACTATCATTAGAGTCTGGAGAGTCGACGATTATATCTCCATCAACTGTTAATTTTCAGGGTGGTAATCGTCAATTTGGTTATACGGCAATTCTATCAGATTCG